AGGCCAACGCACGGATTTACCGCCAAGGGCAAGAAAAACCGGTTATTATACACCATCTGACGGTGTCTAATAGTATTGACGAACATGTAGTGAAAGTATTAGATGGTAAAATTAACTTACAAGAAGCCCTATTGGAATCATTAGTATTATGAAAAATAAAATAAAAGCAGTAGCACCGAGACTTTCAGATGAAGATCCAGATCCAATTGAGCAAGATGATGCGCCAGATGGCTATCATTTATTGCAAGAGGGTTGGCTTTTATGGGACGACGATGATATAATGGACATTCGTAAGATAATTGACAACAAAATGCCACAAAAACAAAGTTATGTTTTATCGGCGTTTTTAGACGGGCATACGTATTATGATATTGGTGTAAGCGAAAAGTATTGGCGATATCATTTTGCAAAAGGCGTTGAGTTTATTAAGAAGGAATTGAAGCTATGACAACCTTTATTGTTGAGCACCGCATCAAGGGCAACTACGTTATGGAAACCATCGCTGGTGTAGAAGACATTGATACCAGCATGTACAAAGATTTACTAGGCATCTGGGTTTGCGATTCTACAGAAGAGGCTCGGGTTATGGAAAAAGAATTACAGGAGATGAGGCATGCACGATCCCGTCAACAACCCTAAACATTACACAACGCACCCCTCTGGAATTGACTGTATACAGATTACTGAGCACATGGGTTTTTGTTTAGGCAATGCAATTAAATACATCTGGCGAGCAGACTTAAAACATAATGATGCTGTTGAAGATTTAAACAAAGCCATTTGGTATATCCAACGTGAAATAGAAAAAAGGACAGAATTATTATGATATTAGAAATTGAAGATGATTTTACTGATGAAATTGTTGTAGCTAGTTTGGCTCAGAGCTATGTATCTGTTTCTGAAAATGTAAAAAACATAAACAATTGGCACGAAGATGACATTGCTGCTTGGAAAGAATTACTACCAGCATTAGAAACAGTTCTTAAATGGTACAGCACTGATTTTAAAGCTGAAATTAAAAAGGCAAAAAAGAAAAAATGAAACTATTTAGTAACTACGATAGATTTGAATTAGAACAAGACATCATTAAGCTATGGGAAACCAATGAATCAATTGATGAATTGATTCGTCAGCACTGTGACAGATCAGAAGGTCCATTTTCAGACGATGAGTTTTCCAATCGTTTAGATGCAATTAAGTATTGTAACGATATGAAGATCCAGCGTTTGTGGGACGGCTTTGAAAAGATGCTAGAAAACGGCCACTTTAGTAAGTGGGATGACATGGCAGGATTAAAGAATTTAAAACCAGATGTAGAGTTTCCAATTAAACAAAAGAAAGGAAGTAAAAAATGAAAGAGAAAGTAGAAGCAGCATTAAATGATTTTGCGGTGACGTTAGAGTTTTCAGTGAAAGAAGTAAACGCACTGCTAAATATGCTTAACACTCCAATGCAAGTGCCAGCAATTACTTTGGTTAGCTTTATTAATGCTATTCAAATGCAAGCACAACCGCAAGTTGAAAAAGCAAAAGCTGGACTAGAAGCTGCGTTTAACGCCGATGGAGTACCAAAAGATTTGGAGGAAAAGAATTGACTGATAAATTTTTAAAAAACCTTCTTAAAAGCCGCGGTTTTAGTACCGATGTGGTAAAAGCCATTGACGAAAATGTAAGGCGCGACACCGAAGAAAAAGAAATGCTTGATAGGGAAAAAGCCCTTGGTTTGACCCTTAAAATGGTCAATGAGATGCTGCCCCATTTAAAGCAAGCCATGGAGGCCGAAGAAAAACGTAGGGCCAACATGAAAACAATCATTATTCCGGACGAAAAGTAGGGCGGAAATACCTGTATTTTTGCATTAGTAGATATAGGGAAGTATGGCACGTCGTGAGACGCCCGGAACCCCTATTCTTGCAACGCCCAAGACAGCAAGGATTTTGTAACCAGATGCGGGCACTTGCATAGAATTTAGCATTTTTTATACACATCACACACAACATACATAGGAAATTACAATGATGAACCCATTTGAACTACGCTTTTCAATTTTTAACACAGCTAAAGACCTCATGGTTAAGCAGCACGAAGCCAACTTGGCAGCGTGGGAATTGCTCAACAAGACGTCTAAAGAAGCAGCAGAATTAGCCCCATCTTTTCCAACAACGGAAGAGATTATTGACAAGGCTATTGAAATCAATACCTTTATCAGCGGCACTACAACTAAAGAACTAGCTGGCATCGCTAAGAAAATGGCTGGCGTTTCAGTAATATTCTAAAACTTTACAATAAACTAAGAAAACTTTACAATGGCAACTAAACCCGGTTTATACGCAAACATCCACGCAAAGCAAGAGCGCATCAAAGCAGGCTCAGGCGAGAAAATGCGCAAGCCGGGTGCCAAAGGCGCCCCAAAAGCCAGCAACTTTAAAGAGGCAGCAAAGACTGCTAAGAAATAATGGCAACTAAAAAAACTCCATCCCTAGCAATTGGACGTGGCGAAAAACTACCAGTGTCACAAGGCGCTGGCCTAACCGCAAAAGGTCGCGCCAAGTACAATGCCGCCACAGGCTCAAATTTAAAAGCTCCACAGCCTCAAGGTGGGGCACGCAAAGACTCATTCTGTGCTCGCATGTCTGGCGTTAAAGGCCCGATGAAAGACGAGAACGGCAAACCAACCCGCAAAGCAGCGGCACTAAAAAGGTGGAAATGTGGCAGCTAAAAAAACCCTATCCAAATATAACCCAGAAATGTGCGCTCAGATGATCGCCTTGGGTCAGGAGGGCGCTTCTCAAAAAATGATGTGGTCTAAGCTAGGAATTAGCAAAGCAACCGCTGAAACCTATAAAAAGAATCACCCAGAGTTTGCAGAAGCTCTTGACATGGCGTTAGTCCATTCACAAGCATATTGGGAGACACAGCTGCTCGCCAATTTGGACAACAAAAACTTCAACAGCCGTCTGGCTGAAATCGCCCTTCGTGGTCAATTCCAAACTGACTACCGGGAAACACGCGATACTAAAATTGATCTAAAAGCTGAAGTTAAGATTGATTTTAACAAGGAAATTTCAGATTTAATTTCTGCCCTAAAAGCGTAAATTTATATTTTTCTAAAAAAGGGGCTTGACATAGCCCCTTTTTTGCATTAGTATAAATAGATTCTAAAACGTTTAAAAAGGTAAAAATTATGACTGCGCATGCACTCCTCAGCGCGTCTGGTTCAAAGCGGTGGCTAACCTGCACACCCAGCGCCAGACTCGAAGCAACACTCCCAGAACAGAAAAGACAACATGGTTCTTTTGACTTTAGTCAAGAGGGTACAATGGCCCATACATTGGGCGAAATTAAACTACGCCATTACTATGGTCAAATTGGTATTGAAGAATACGAAAGAGAATATGAGATCATCAAAAACACACCCTATTACAACGACGACTTCGAGGCTAACGTCGATAATTATGTTTTATATGTCCGCTCTCAAATCGGCGAAGGGGACGTTCCTTTGTTTGAGCAGAGAGTTGACTTTAGCGATTGGGTTCCCGACGGTTTTGGCACAGCGGATGTGGTTGTACTTTCTAAGCATTCCATTCGCATCATCGACCTTAAGTTTGGAAAAGGAGTGCCTGTCCACGCACAGGACAACACCCAGTTGCGACTATATGCTCTTGGTGCTTATTCAAAATTTAAGGAAGAGTATCCGGATATCAAAGAGGTATCCTACACGATCCACCAGCCTCGCTTGGACAGTATCTCATCTGATGGCACGACAGTCGCTAAGTTGGTCGACTGGGCGAATTACTTCGTAAAACCAAAAGCCAAAAGGGCATGGGCTGGAACAGGTGAGTTCTTACCTGGCGATCATTGCCAGTTTTGTCGTGCCAAAGCAACATGCCGTGCACGTTCAGATTTCAACACAGAGTTAACAAGGTTAGAGTTTAGAGAACCACCACTTCTAACTGAAGAAGAAGTATGTAGTGTTTTAAGTAAAGCACAAGATTTACGTACTTGGGCTAATGATGTTGAAGAATACGCTTTATTACAAGCAGTAAACTCAGATGTCATTCCACCCGGTTTTAAATTAACCACATCAGTAACACATCGTAAAATCACCGACCAAGGTTTGGCTGCAGCCATATTGATTGATAAGGGCATGGACCCACAAGCTATATGGGAGCAGCCCAAGCTAAAATCCGTTTCAGCCATTAAGAAGCTGTCACCAAAATCCCCAATAGATACATGGTTGGGAGACTTAGTGCAAAGACCAGAGGGACTGCCTAAACTGGTTCGCTTGAAAGTTGATGGTAAAGAGGATTTTGCATGAGCACATGGTTAATTGCAGCAATGGGTTTTGTGTATTTTATAGTAGCTTGTGATCAATTTTGGAAAGGGGGCGTGGGTACTGGTATTATGTTTTTAGGCTACGCCATTGGAAATATAGGGCTTGTACTTGTGGCAAAATGATAATAGAATATTATGAATCTAAGTTTGACATTCCGGATATTTTAATAAACAAGTTTGCAAAAGATTTTGAATGTCTTCCAGGAAGTGGGCAGTATGATTCAATTAGACAACTACGTGAATCTGTTTATGATATACTAGACTTAATTGCAGAAGAGCCAGAATTGTTAGAGGAAAAAGATTACTTGACCGATTTTATTCAGGCCCTTGCAATGAAGCAAGCGTTAGCAAATAACGGAATATTGTACGATGCGTAAATGTGTAGTATAATAGTGGTAAGGGCAACGATCTACTCCTTTAAGTTAGATCATTTAAAAAGGTAAAAAGGTAAAAATTATGGCTAGCAAATCAACAAAAGTAAAACACGTAACTAACAAAGTTCGTTTCTCCTTCGTCCATGTTTTTGAAGCAGCAGAAACACTTAATGGTTCTTTGAAGTATTCCGCGTCTATCTTGATTCCTAAGTCAGACAAAGCTGGTGTTGCTGCGTTTAACAAAGCATTTGAAGAAACAAAGCAAGCTAACATTGGTTACTTCGGTGGAGCATTGCCTAAAGTATTAAAAGGTGGTTTACGTGATGGCGATTTAGAAAAAGATGACAAGGTATATGCAGGTCACTATTTCTTTAACGCAAACTCAAATGAAAAACCTGGCATCTTTGATGAATCTTCGCAAGAGATTTTAGATAAGAATGAATTCTATAGCGGTTGCTATGGTCGTGCTTCTATTACTATGTATCCGTATGATGTAAGCGGTACAAAAGGCATTGCATTTGGTTTAAACGCAGTTAAGAAAACCGAAGAAGGTGAGAAGTTAGGTGGTGCTACAGCATCTGCTAACGACTTTGCAGCAGACTTTGCAGTTTAAGTTTTTGTAGTTTGCAGTACAGGGAGTGTCCATAGAAACTGTGGCCTCCCTTTTTTATCCACCATATAACAAAGAGAAAAATAAATGGACCAGTATCAAGAGTACATTGCCGCCAGCCGTTATGCCCGATATCAAGATGACAAAGGTCGTCGTGAAAGTTGGCCGGAAACAGTAACAAGATTTGTAGAATATATTTTTAATCGTACCCCAGCAATAACCGATAATGTAAAATTAAAAGAAGAGTTATATAACTCTATTGTTAAACTTGAATTGATGCCATCCATGCGTGCCATGATGACGGCAGGAAAGAGTGCAGATCGTGACAATACTTGCGTCTATAATTGCAGCTATCTCCCAGTGGACGATGTCAAGTCCTTTGACGAAGCCATGTTCATTTTGCTCTGCGGAACTGGCGTTGGATTCTCAGTTGAATCCAAGTACATTAACCAACTGCCCGAAGTGCCAGAAAAAATGTTTGATTCAGAGCACACGATTGCAGTCCACGACTCCA